CAATGGATGTCTTCAAGATGAGAAGTATCCTGATGACCTACCTGAGACTCCACAATGGTATATTAATAATGGTTATAAAGTAGAAGAGCTATGACACCTAATGAAATCATAAGACAAAGATTCCCACATGAAAGAACTCAAGGTATTGCAGATGACTTAGGATTGACTTATTCTCAAGTGGCTAACAGAGCATTCTCAATGGGACTTAAAAAGACACTAGAGTTCAAAAGCTCAGAGTCATCAGGTAGACAGAATTTAATTAATGGTGGTAAAAAGTTTAGATTTACACCTGGACATACACCATTCAACAAAGGTAAAGAAATGCCTACAGAAGTCTATGACAAAGTCAAAGCTACAATGTTTAAAAAAGGTAACAGACCCTACAACTGGAAACCTGATGGAACTATAGTAGAGAGAAAAGATGATGGAGGTAAAGTTTATCAATACTACAAAGTAGCTGATAGCAAGTGGATTCTTTACCATCAAAAAATATGGACAGATGCTAATGGGGCAATTCCTAAAAAACACATAGTAACTTTTATAGATGGTAACACCAGGAACTGTCAACTAGAAAACTTACAATGTATCAGTATGAAGGACAATGTCATAAGAAATAGCATCCAAAGATTCCCTCAAGAGATACAACAAATAATTAAATTAACAACTAAACTAAACAAAACAATCAATGGCAAGAAACAAAATAAGTGATCTACGTGATCACATGTTTGCAGCACTAGAAAGACTTAATGATGAGTCTTTAACAAATGAACAGATTAAAGAAGAGGTTGACAAGGCAAAAGCTATCAGCTCAATTGGATCTGTTATCATCAACTCAGCTAAGCTAGAGGTAGACTTTATCAAAGCTACTGGAAGGATAGACTCAGACTCTGACATCTTTAAGAATATTGACCAAAAGAAGCTATCATGATAGATAAAATCAAATACATGATAGAGCTCCACAACCTATGCGATAAAAGTAGACAAAGAGAGCTGGTGTATAAGAGATACTATTTATTCTCTGAGCTGTACAAATTGAAAATAAATAAAACTCAGATAGGTAAAATAATGGACAAAGACCATGTTACTGTGATGCATGGACTTAAAGTAGACAATCAGTTTCAAAACTATGACAAGCTCTATGATGATGCAATTGCACCAATTAAAGACTATCTTTATCCACCAGTTCAGCTACCTAAGTACTCTATTTTTGAGGATGTTATGAAGTGCAACAATACAACTGATTTGAGAATCATTAAGGAGAGGATAGAGAATGATCAGTACTTAGAAAGAGTGGTGTAAAGTGTAAAGTGTAAAGTGACTTTACAGTAGGTAAAAAAAAAATAAATTAAAAATAAATTTAAAAATACGATTTACTGTAAACTTTACACCTAAAATGGCTACAAGCCTTATAAACACTAAGAAGTTACTGTAAAGTCAGGTGTAAAGTCACTTTACAGTAGTTTACACCTAAAATAAATTTGTAATTAAAGAAAAATTACTATATTTGCTGAGTGAAAATTAACAATGCAGAAAGTTAATTGATAGTCACAAGGACATTATTTAAAGCTCATTAGTCAACACCGCTGCATCGGAAGAGATTAATGGGCTTTACTTTTTTAAACACATTATGCAGAATGGAAGAACTACAAGCATTAAATTTTTTAGATTACTTTTCAGTTATAACTATTGGAGATGATAAAATTCCAAATCATACTTGGAAAGAATGTCAATCTGAAAAACTAACACAAGAGCAATTCTTAATTAATCTAAGAAAACAATCTACAAAAGGAATAGGAATAGTCACTGGCTTTGAATCATTAGAGGTCATTGATGTAGACACTAAGGTATTCTCAACACAACTTGAGAAGGATCAGTTTTGGAAGGAATACTATCAGACTCTTAAAGATAACATCTTAGACTTTGAGACAAAGTTTTCTGTCTATGTAACTAAAAGCGGTGGCTATCACATCTTATACAAGTCTAAAAGAGTAGTAGGTAACTCAAAGATAGCTAAGTTAAAAGGTCATAAAGAAGCTGTAATTGAGACTAGAGGGACTGGTGGCTATGTCTTTGTTTATCCAGGGAAAAAATTAGACAATACTAGATCTTATTTTCAACTAGAATTTATAACAGATGATGATCGTCAAACACTTTGGAACTTATCCTCAGCTTACAATCACATTGAGAAAGCTCCTGAAGAGCCAAAGAAAGAGCCAAAGATATACTCAGATGATGAGGTGACACCTTGGCAAGATTTCAATGATAAGACAGATATTTGGTCAGTCATTCAAGATGATTTCTTTATCCCTACCAATGGTCAAAAGAAAGACCACTACCTAATCAAAAGACATGGAGCAACTTCTGCTCACTCAGGTAGTGTGTTCAAAGATAGTGGATGTATGTACTTGTTTTCAACTGGCACAGTTTATCCTCATGAAAAGTTAATAAGTCCATTTGTGGCATACGCATGGAAAAAACACAATGGTGACTTTAAAGAGGCTACTAAAGACTTGTATGAACAAGGATTTGGATCTAGGAGAAAGAAAGAAATTGAAAAGGATAAACCTAAAATTGATAAACCTTTGCCAATATCAGGTATTAACTTTCCTTTAGACATATTTCCTGAAGAGATACAGCACTATATTTTAGAATGTAACAATAAGTTAGATGCTAACATTGATTACATGGGATGCAGTTTACTTTGGTTGATATCTGTATGTGTAGGTAACACCTATGAGATTGAAGTTAAAAAAGGATGGACTGAGCCTGGTGTAATTTGGCTGGCTGTAGTTGGTAGAGCTGGTATAGGTAAGACTCCAAGCATTGATAACATAATAAAGCCATTAAATGTATTAAATTTCAAAGAGATAAAGAGATACTCAGATCAGATGGAAGTGTTCAACTACTACAATGACTTAACTAAGAAAGAGAAAGAAGAACATCCTGAGCCTATGAAACCTAAAAAGACTCAGTTTATAGCCAATGATATTACATTAGAGGCATTAGTTGACTTACATCAGGAGTCAGATAATGCAGTTGGTGTGTTCAAAGATGAGCTAGCTGGATGGTTTAAGGACATGAATAAGTATAGAGCTGGATCTGATTTGGAATTTTGGCTATCATGCTGGTCCAGTAAGTCAGTATCTGTTAATAGAATGACTCGCAAAGGATCATTTATTGAGAGACCATTTATACCAGTGCTAGGTGGTATCCAGCCAAGTATCTTTAACCAATTTGCAACTGATGAAAATAAGGACAATGGATTCTTAGACCGTATGCTATTGAGCTTTCCTGATGCTAAGGTAGAAGAGTACAATGAAAATGAAATGCACATAGCTGACATTATGTGGTATAGTAATACTATCACTAGATTTTATCAAGGTTTAAAGAGTGCATTCATAAAGAGAGATAATGATGGTAAGATAATTACTAACACAGTAAAGTTCAAGCAAGAAGCAAAAGAGGAATGGAAGCGAATCTTTAACAGAATAACTAAGGAGCAAAACAATGATGAGGAGAATGAATATCTTAAGTCAATGTATCCTAAGCAGAAATCTTACATCCCTAGATTTGCTCTATTAATACATCTTTTTTCTAGTAATTTTTGTGAGAAAGTCAATGCATTAGAAATATCTAAAGATAGTATTTTAAAAGCTGAAAAGTTGAGCAACTACTTTATCATGAATGCTAAGAAAATAAAGATTGAAGCAGCTGAATTAAAAGATATTAAAACAGCTATGAAAGGAGCTGAGACTACCTATGACAAATTATTAGCTATCTACAAGTCAGATAGTAATTTTAACAGAACAAAAGTAGCTGAGCAGTTAGGTATAAGTAGACAACAAGTAATAAATTTAATTAAAAAAATAGAAGAGAAATGAATAAAAAAATGATGGATCAAATGGATGTCAATGAATTGATGTCTACAGTGTGTACAATAGCTACATTTAAATACGATGGACACTTTACTATATTGTCCTTTACTACCAATTTTAAAGGCTCATTTGGTACAGTAACTGAAAGAGAAGACATAGAGTCATTAAGCCCATGTCTAAGTTTAAAAGAGTTATTATTACAAATGATATACTTAGAGATATGATAACAATAACCAACGAGGATAACATGGAGCTTATGGCACGCTATCCTGATAACTACTTTGATTTGGCTATTGTTGATCCTCCGTATGGTTTAGGAGATAGGTTAAGTAATGGTGGCGGTAAAAGAAAAGACGACCCATCAAGACTTTTGTATGTGGATAAAAAATGGGATATATTACCAAGTTCTGAATATTGGAATGAATTATTTAGGGTTTCTAAAAATCAAGTTGTATTTGGAGCGAATTATTTTTTAGAATATTTACCTAATACAAGAGGATTTGTTTGTTGGGATAAAAATCAAGCAATGCCAACACTTTCAGCTTGTGAATTAGTTTGGACTTCTTTTGATAAACCCGCTAAAATAATGAAAAAGTCAAGCACAGATTTAGAGCGTTTTCATCCTACTCAAAAACCTATTTATGTTTATCAATTTATGTTTGAATATTGTAAAACAAAACCAAACGATAAAATACTTGATACCCACTTAGGCAGTGGCTCAATTGCAATAGCTTGCCACGATTACAAATTTGACTTAACAGCGTGTGAACTTGACAAAGAGTACTTCGATAAAGCAATGACACGAATTAACAACCACGTAGCACAACAAAAACTATTTTAAATGACCAAAGAAAACAAAGCAAAACTTAAAGCATTAGAACTTGAGATATCAATGGCTAAGTATCCTAGCATGAATCCAAAGTACATTGGACTAACAGAGTGGTCAGATAACTCAGCTAATAGCCTAACTAAGTTAATAATTTTTTACATCAATGCAACTGGCAATCAAGCTGAGAGGATTGGCAATCAGGGACAATACAGAGAAGGTAACAAGATACAAGTTGGCACTGGTGAGATAGCCTACACAAAGCAGTTGCCCGGTAAGTGGACACCAGGGCAAGGTACTAAGGGCACAGCTGACATCTCAGCTACTATCAATGGTAAGTCAGTCAAGATCGAAGTGAAGTATGGTAAAGATAGACAATCAGAAGCACAGAAACAGTATCAGCAAAAGATAGAAACAGCCAAAGGGATCTACTACATTGCTAGAGACTTTGACACATTTGTTGAATGGTATGATAAAATAAATCAATAAAATAGTTGCACAACTAAAAATTATTATTACATTTGTAAACAATTAAATAAATATATATGCAAACAGAAGTAACCAAAGTGCCATTGTGGACTAAGATTCACAAGGCAAAGATGAGCATTGGCAAGGTTGTTAAGAACAGCACCAATCCTCACTTTAAAAAGAGCTATGCTGACATAAACGCATTGCTTGAGACAGTTGAGCCTATCCTACATGAGAATGGATTGCTCCTATTACAACCTATCCATGATAAGATTCTGACTACTCAGATAATTGACATTGAGACTGGTGAAATGATTGAAAGCTGGTTAACACTACCTGACAACATTGACCCACAAAAAATGATTGGAGCTACTACCTACTACAGAAGAGCGACACTACAATCACTATTGAGCCTTCAAGCTGTAGATGATGATGGTAATAGTGCTAGTGCATCAGCTAAGCCATCACTTACAGATGACAGATTCAAAGAGGCTCTTAAGTCTATCGAATCAGGAAAGTACACAGCAGAGAAATTGAAAGCAGATTTTACATTAACCAAACAACAAATACAAGCACTATGAAATGGCATCCATCATCACTAGGAAAATTAATGACTGAGTCACGCACTAAGTCAGAGATACTATCACAGACTACTAAGTCTTATATCGCTAGCAAGGCAAAAGAGGACTTCTTTGGCTACAATTCATTTGTATCTACAAAAGCAATGCAGAAAGGCACTGACTGGGAGCATGAGTCTATTGAACTAGTTAACCAGGTGAGAGACACATTCTATATCAAGAATGGAGATACTATTGAGAATGACTGTCTGATAGGTACACCTGACATCATCTTAGACAATTCAATAATTGACATCAAGACATCATGGTCACTAGAGACTTTCCCAGCTATCTCAGCAGAAGGAATCAACAAAGACTATGAGTGGCAGTTGAGAGGCTACATGATGCTATGTGATAAGGAATCAGCTGAGCTAATCTACTGCATGATTGATACAGATGACTTCTTGCTTTCTGATTGGGATAATAAATCTATCCACAAGGTATCTCACATTGACCCTAAGAAGAGAATAACAGTACTTCAGTATGAACGTAACATTTCAACAGAAGAGTCCATTAGAGAGCGTCTTTTAGCTTGTACTGAGTATTACAATGAATATTTTGTGGAATTAAACTGTAAATAATGGAAAAATCCTATTTCATTATTGAGTCAAGCCTAGAAAATCTCAAGTATGCTAGATACTCAGCTAAGACATTCAACAAGTCAGGTCATGACTACTGTATCTTAGTCACAGACAATATTGACCAGCTAGATGTTAGGAAAGTAAGTAAAGAGGAATTTAACAATTTAAACAAAACAAAATGATTGAACTAAACAAAACGTACATTAACCTAACTAGAGACCAGTTAGTGATGCCAATCTCAGATAAGGCTGGCATGGTGGTTTATCAAGTAACTAAGCCTACTACAGATAACCCAATGAATGAATTCAAGTGCACAACTGCACGATTTTTAAACCTATATAAATTAACAAAATGAGTCAACACACAACAACTGGAGTAATCATCAACAAATTACCCGCAAAGCAAGTATCTGAGAAGTTCAGAGTACAAGAGTTTATACTTAAGGTAGGTAATCCTGAGGACAAGTATCCGCAAGAGGTAAAATTTCAACTAGTGAATGACAACATTGACCTACTAGACTTTATCCAAGTGAATGAACAAGTAGAGGTGACATTCGAGTTGAGAGGTCGAGAATACAATGGCACACATTATGTGACCTTAAATGCTCTAAAAGTTACTTCTAAGCTATTCTAATGAGATTAGTTAAGTACATCATAGTAGTGCTATGCTTAATGGCTACATTTGGGCTGTTTTTTTATGGCATGCACTACTTTCTCGGCAAGAGAGGACTCACAATCGTTTCAATACTAATTTTAATTTACTTTATCTATGGATTTATCAAAGATTTATACTATAACTATCTTAACAGATAAGGACTTCTCCATCAAGCAATGGATGATAGAACAGACTAACCTGA